CAGTTGTGACAAAGTAGCATACACTTTTCAACTTCTTCGACCAAAATTTCCCATTTTGTATTGGAACATCTTCTCATATCTATTTGAAAATTTTTATCTTTTAGGTGATGGAAACAAAGACCAGCATAATTTTTATTGTAACCACATACTGAACAACAAGATCCTTTTAATTTAATTAATTTGGTTTTAACATCTAATCCTCTTTCTCTTTGGTTTGTATAGGATTGATTTTTCAAGTTTGTAGAAGTATTTTTACAAGGCAAACTACAAAATTTTGTTTGTTTACCTTTAAGTTTATTTGAACATATGACACAATTTAACATTTAAAGTCCTTTATAGTATTATGATTAACTTCATAATCTATTTAGTAAAATATAACAGCGGATTGGTGAAATAGAATCACAAAAGACTCATAATCTTTAGTTCTTGGTGCAACTCCAGGATCCGCAACCAACAAGGAGATATTATGAGTGAAACTAAAAAGCCTGCAACACCAATTAAGCCACAAACACAAAAGCCAGCACCAAAACAAACTCAAAAATTTGTTCCCAAAAATACTGTAATGCGTAAAGCAGGTCGTGGTCGGTAACAAAACCGAAATAATATGATGGCATAAATAAAATTTTAATCCAAAAAACTTATAATGGTTCGTTATGTCCAAAATATTATTCATACTAAAACGCAGAGAAGATTACAACGCTAAAGTACATTCACACATTGGTTTGAGTACAGGTTTATATAACTCTGCCAAATTTATGAATGATATGTTGGTTGAAGCAGGATTTAATTCTGTTCTTGAAGTTGCTGTTGATAACAATTGTATCGATAGACTTGTATCTAAACACAAACCCACTCATGTAATCATTGAGGCACTATGGGTTGTTCCTACTAAATTCTCCATTCTTCAAAAGTTACATCCAAGTGTTCAATGGATTGTTCGTTTACATTCTGAAATGCCTTTTATGGCAGGAGAAGGAATGGCCATGGATTGGCTAGGCGATTATAGAACATTTAAGAATGTTAAGATTGCTTGTAATGCACCTAGAATGTTGAGAGAAATTCAACTCTATTTGGGTACAGATAAAGTAATTTATTTACCTAATTTTTATCCACAAGAATACAAAACAAAACAATTCAACAAAGATAAAGAATGGGTTGATGTATCTTGTTTTGGTGCAATTCGTCCATTAAAAAATCATTTAGTGCAAGCATTTGCTGCTATTGAATTTGCTGAAAGAGTTGGAAAGAAATTACGATTCCATGTAAATGCTGGTCGTATTGAAATGAATGGTAATGCCAATATCAATAATCTCAAAGGATTATTTCAGCAAATCTATGGAAGAGGCCATACATTAATCAATCATCAATGGACTCCTAGAGAAGAATTTTTACAGTTGTGTTCTCAAATGGACATTGGTATGCAATGTAATTTCTCAGAAACTTTTAACATTGTGGGTGCTGACCTAACTTCTCAAGGTGTTCCTTTGATTGGAAGTACTGAAATTCCATGGTCAACCTCATTTATCAATGCGGATTGTACAGATAGTGAAGATATTTGTGAGGCACTTTTGAGGGCTTATAAATACCCTAGATTAAGTGTTTTTTTGAATCAACGAAATTTGAAAAAATATACAAATAATACCAGAAAAATCTGGACAAAATACTTCCTTTAGGAGAACTTCATGGCCAAACATCATCACCACAAAGTAGTCAGCCAACATTGGTATAATGGCGAACTATTAACATTAGAAAACTTCTTTGCTTCTGCTATTGACGCTAAGAGCTTTGCTGACAGTTTAAATTCACACACAGTTAAGATTTACGACCTAGAAGGTGAAATCAGTCACTCTCAAGGCTTTGTAGAATCTAATACTTACGCTTAATTACTTAGAAGTGGCACGATAGGTGCCGTCCCAATTGGCTGGAAGACCTTCTTCCAGCCTTTCTAGCATGTTCTTGTAGTACTGGTTCAATTCATTATTTTCTTCAATCAGTTCTTTACAGAGCTTCTTAGCTTTAGTCCAATCACCAGAGTAATAACAATCTAAGTACATTTGATGTTTGTAATTAGGTTTGGCTAAAGTGAATATCTTCACGCCTTCTGTTTTACCTTTAACAGCAATACAATCTAATTCAACAACAGGATATTCATCTCTTACTTGAACGGCTGTATCAGGTCCGAGGACCATTCTGACACCATATGGTTTACTTTGGCCTTCAAGGCGGGATGCAAGATTAACAGTATCTCCAAGACAAGTATAATCAAAACGCTGACTGCTACCCATATTCCCAACAACAACGGTACCAGTATTAATGCCAAGGCCCATGCCAAAAGCCGGCACACCTTCTGCAGCAATTTCTTTATTAAATTCATCTAAACTCTCCATCATTTCAAGTGCAGTTTTAACAGCTTTCTTAGCATGGTTTGGCTCATCTACAGGAGCATTCCAAAATGCCATTTGAGCATCACCAATATACTTATCTAGTGTACCATTATTTTCTAAAATCTTTTTTGTCATCGCTGTCATATAACGATTCATAATCTTGGTTAAACCTTGAACATCTTTACCATAGTGTTCTGATATTGTTGTAAAGCCTCGAACATCGGTGAACATAATGGAGAGTTCACGGGATTCCCCACCAAGTCGAAGTAATTCTGGATTTTTTTGGAGTTTTTCAACAAGTGCTGGTGATAAGTATGTTCCAAATTGTTTTTTGATTTGGAGTTTTTGGCGCAACTCTGAAAGGAATTTGACAACGTAACCATGTGCGAAAACAAGAGTAATGGTGCAAAGCGGGAAAGTAACATCAAGTAAGTATTGTTCTCTATTAAAGAGTTCACGGCCAAGCAAGTAGGATGCAATTCCCATAACGATAATTGCGATGTAACCATGTGTGTACCTCGTAAAGAATAATGCTATTATACAAAGCGCTACGGTGTATAATATCTCTGCTCCGTCTGACCAGTCTGGTCTGGAGATGTTTGTACCTGAAATTAAGGTGCTTAATACTGCTGCTTGAAGATGATGTGGATAGACTGCCCCCATAGATGTTGCGACAGGGTTGTTAAGACCTTTGGCGGTAAGTCCAACGATGACGATTCTTCCTCCAAGTTCGCCTGGTAAGTTACTGGCAGAATACTCAATTGGTTTTGATGACCAATCGACCCAAATTCTACCGATTGAATCGGTTGTGATTTTTCCAAATTTAGGAATTCTGAGTGCTTGTATTCCGTTTCCATTAAGTTTAATTTGGAAGCTGGGGTCTCCGCTAGCCACACGCAACGCTTCAAGCCCCATTGAGGGATACAATAAATTGGCCGAACTGACGACCATAGGAACTCGTCTTGTGACGCCATCAATTTCGGGGAAAGTATTAACAATACCAACACCAGCAGCTGTTTCATTTAACACCTTTACGTTTGGTTGAATTGAATTGTAATTTACACCAGAAAATCCTTCACCAATTATAGAAACTCCTGGTCTAAAAGGAATTATACTGCCTTGTTTATCGTTAGAACCTACTTGAGGTAAAACTACAGGATACTTCTTGAGTGTGTCAGCCAAATTAATATCTTGAGAAAACCTATCGACATCAGGCATATAAACACTAAACACAACGAGCCCAGCACCACGTTGATACAAATCTCGGATAATTTTTGCATATTCGTTCCTCGGAAAAGGAAATTGTCCTTTTTGTTTAACTGTTTCGTCATCTATATTTACAACAACCATTTGTTGTGAATTGACAACAGGTTTAGAAGTAATAACAGTATCAAAATAACGTAATCTTACCGATTCAACGAATGTTGGATCTTGTACACGAATACACACCAATAATATGAGTGTTAATATTGCTGTCCATGGAGATGTTAATAATTTTTTCAGTATTTTCATATTAGTTTCTTATGTAACTATAACTACCACAATTGGTGTAACATTGAATACTCATTGAACCGGTATTCGACTGTGTTGGATTCGTTTGTTGTATTGTAACATTGGCACCATTTGTACCATTCATATTTAGTGTGAAGGATTTATCTGCGCCTGCATTACCCGATTGAGTTGCATTAATTGTGTTTGCATTATTTGTTGTTCCTGTACCGCCAATAATGTTCATTGTGTTATTACTAGCACCACTTTGATTAATAGTAATATTATTTGCTGAACCGTTTAAATTTTGTACAGTTGCAACCATATTTCCTACACCATTTTGTGTAACAGAAACAGTATTATTGAATCCATTTGGAATTTTAATGTTTGCAGTCTGTTGACCAAAACCATCTTGAGTAACACCAATCACATTGTTATCTCCCGAACCTTCTTTTCCAACAGCAATGTCAACAAAATTTCCGGAATAATTTTGTTTAATATTATATTGATTATTATTACCAATTTGATCTATTGTAACAATATTATCTCCGGCTTTTGTATATGAACAATGTCCAAGGCCGGCTAGTAGAAAAAAAATAATTAGAAGTTTCATTAGTTTTGTTTTAATGTTATAATCGTGTTTCCACCAGTATTAACTCTATTATGCACAGTTACAGCACCTTGTGTTTGATATATGGTTGCATTTTCGGACTTAGATACTGTAACACATTGCATATTACTTCCATCATTACGACACAATTCTACTGTTGATGCACCAATCGTTGATACAACACCCGTTTCTTTTTTATAATCTGGTAATATATTATTTTGTGGTGCTAAAACATTAGCTAATAATCCCATTTGTTCATCTTGTAACTGTTGTGCTAAAATATCAAAAATATTAGCTAAAAAATATTGTTCAAGTAATGGTTTAGTTAATGGATTATCTCCGTATGGCGTTTGACTTGCCAATTCATTTTTTAAAAAATCTTGTTTAAGAAAATTAACTGCCAACATATTGGCAGAGTTAATAACAACGGTACTTTTATTTTCAAGTTTATCTTTATTTAATTCTTTTGGTGGAGCGACAATAAGGAGATTATTAATTGTATCGGCAGTCAAAGAAAGTATAACCGGTTTCATTGGTGCTGTGGTACGACTTTCCACTTTGGTGCCTTGAAATGGTTTATTAAGACTTACCATACCTGCTTCATTAATAACATCAATAGCACCTGTCTTACAATCTCTTTCAATATCAACCCATCCTTTTGGACAAGAAGGTAATAAAATGATTGTAGAAGCTCCAGATTCATCCACGGTTGCAGTAAAGTCTGTACCACGAACTGCAATTGTCGCTGAAGGGGTATTGAGTGCTACTGCATTAGGATTGTTATGTGCAATTGCACCTGAAGCATAACGAACTGTACCTGAAGCAAACTTCATGGCCAGTTTACCACCTTTGGATGATTTTGAATCATAAACGAAATCGTCAATAACCAATTTTGAGTTTTCGTTAACCTCAACTTTAGTATCATCGGCAAAAGTTATTCCAACTTTACCTTTAGTTGTATTGACGGTATCGTTCATTTCAACACCAGTACCTTTGGCAGCTAGCATTGATTTGTTGGAACGAACAATGGAACCGGGAGCATTCACCTGTTCGGTGACTGTCCCTATTCCAGCATAACAATTAAATGATATCAATAAAACACATAATAAAGTATGTTTCATTAGTGTGCGTTACTATGAATGGTAAATGTATTACTGTTACCAACAGATTGCAAGTTTACAGTAGTGTTACCTGCAGCTGCGTTCTGTAATATGTTTACGGTATCACTAGAACCTGTCAAAGAAACAACTGTAGTATTTTGATAAGAACCTGAACTGGTTTGACCAATTGCCACAGTATTACTTGCACCAACAACAGTTAAGTTTACAGAACCATTACTATTATTTTGCGTTGTTGCATTACCAGTTAAAGCTGAACCACCAATACCTTGTTCAACAGTAATAGAGTTAGAACCACCACCAGACACATTAATAGTTTGTGAGTTGCTATTTCCATCTATGGTTGAAACCACACTATTGCTAGCACCACCTGTCGTTGTAGCGGTAACAGTATTTTGTGAACCTAACACATTAATATTAGCATTGGAATTGTTGCCGGTTTGATTGACTGTAACAGTATTACTTGCTGATACTCCTTGGCCATCGTTATTTGAATCAATAACAGCGTTAGAGTTATTACCATTAATCGAATAACTAAAATTGTTTCCACCACTCACACCATTAGCTACAGAGGTTTTGATACCAAAACTAACAGTATCTCCTGTACCTACTTGATTGATAGTTACTTGATTACTATTACCATAGATGGTTGCTGGAGTTGTACTACTTGTTCCTGTACCTTGAATACCTTGAACGATATTACCGGCACCATCTTGAGTGATGTTAACCGTAGAACTATTTCCGGATTGGTCGATATAGATACTATTGTCGGCTGCAAATACATTTAAAGACAACAATACCCCCAACAAAATGGTAGTTAATTTACTCGACAAACTACCAGCGCCTGTCTTACTTGTTTTCATTTACTTTTTCCTTTTGGGTTGTTTGAGCATCGCCAAATTTCCACCAAGGTTTATCTTCAGGCATGGGATATCTAAATTCCCAAATGCCTCGTCTTTGACCTTCTTTAATTAATTCAACTACTGCGGATTCTACTGTTGCTTTTACCGCCAACGTTCCAGGTTCATTAATCGTCAAACCTGATTCGGCCTCAAAGGCCTGAGTTCCGTCATTGAAGAACTTCAACATAGCAAAACTATCGGCAGTTGAGTAAACTGTTTTTGTAACAGTCACCGTTGCCAATACTTTACCTGAGCTCACACTAACTGCTCGTAAACTGATTGTAACTATATCTTTACTGTATTGCGTTTGTGGTCCAATACCCAACCAACGATATGCAAGTCCACCAGATTCGGTACTAGAATCGTATCCAATAATGCCACCTTCCATAATGATACCGGCAAATTGTAATGGTTGTAATGGTTGAGCTTTAGTACCTTCATAAGCATCACGCATTTGTTTAATGATAGTTCTCTCTTTAATGAGATTGTCTACATTCACACGTTCAACCACATCAAACCAAGTACCATTACCAACATCTTGTAATGCTTTAATTAAAAATGGTTCAGCACCTTGTGTAACTGCTGTACTAAAACTAGCGTATGTTGATACTGCTTTACGTTGACCTGTTTTATCTTGAAATGAATAAACAGCAACAGTAATATGAGCACCTTTAGGTGGTGGAACTCTATCAAATTCTTTTTGCAGTTTATTTTCTGCTACCTTTGGTTCATGTTCAATTCCAACTAATTGTCCACTTTTTTGTAACATGGCACAACCAGGTAATAACATAACGAGAGCAATCAATAATAATTTTTTCATTATTGTCCTGTAATATTAAATTGGCCAATTGGTACATTGATGACTGTTTGATTACCAAGATTATCGGTAACCGTTAATTGAATGTTGTTTCCTTGTTTCATGTAACTAATTGTGTTACCTTGAAAATCCATGGTACCGGATGTTGATGCCCCAGGTCCAAACATGGCTGTTGCCAAGTTTTGTGAAATTTGTGCATAGATGCGTGACTGAAGATTAACTAAAAACTGATTAAGTGGAGTATTTGCTGCATCAGTCTTGGCCTGTTGTTGTGCGGCTAATAAGGCTTGCTGAATTGCTTGTTGTCGTGTATATTCTTCATTCTGTATGGTTAGAACATATGTTCCATAACCATTGCCATTGAATGCTGGGGATTTAAATGTAAAGTCATTAAGTGGCGCAGAATATACCGAATTAACGGTAAGTGTTATCAGTATCAGTATTAGACTTACTATTATTCTTTTCATTTTCTTTAATATCCCGCATCATTAATACGATGTTAATTTTCTGATTCAATCTAATCAAATCATTATCTAACATTCTAACACGGTCAATCAAAGCAATTAATACTGTACTTGCTTCACTCAAAACTGGCTTAATTTCTTTCGTTACCCAAGTCCAAACATAATATATAAAATAACCCATGCCGCCAGCTGCAACAATTGGAAAACCATATTTGTTTACTAATTCAACTAAATCCATTAATCTCTCCGAGCATCGTTTTTACCATCAGCACGAGCAATACGGTCAACATCAGGTTTAACTCCTAATGCGCTTGACATTAAGGTGTCAATTCTGATAACATCATGGTTCATTGTTTTAACACGATTGTCCAAGGCGGTAATAATACCACTCAAACTTTTGACTTGGCCAGTAACACCAGCCAGAATGAATTTAAGAGTTAGGAATACGAAATACCCAGCTGCAAAAGCGGCAGCCATAGGGAATCCTAATTCGGCAACTATCTTAAAAAAGTCCATTACTATATTGACAATCGTTGGTTATTCGTATATAATCAGTAATCCATCAATATAAGTATCAATACTAGTATATTTATGCCATATTTAATTGATATAAATCAAATCAGGAGAAAAAAATGATTATTAAAGGACTTAAACTGGTAACAGGGGAAGATGTTGTTGCCGAACTCGAATCAGAATCCGAGACGGAATATGTTTTGTTGAACCCTGTTGGAATCACCGTATTGCGTGGTAAAGATGGTCAACCAAATGTAGGATTCTCACCTTTCCCAATTCATGCAGTACAAGCATCAGGAACAACGCTTGTAATTGCTAAGCGTAATGTAGTATACTCCTATGAACCTGCTGAAGAATTCACTAAACACTATGAGCAACTCTTTGGCGCAGGTCTAATCGTTCCAGAACAAAAGATTATTTTAGGTTAATGGCAAGTTTCTATACAAACGTACAATGTTTCGGTAATAACATCCTTTATCGAGGCATTAAAAACGGTCAAAGAATTAAGGAGAGAATCGAATACTCTCCTTCCCTTTACATTCCATCCAAAAGAGTTACCAATATCACATCATTAGATGGTGAGTATCTCGACCAAAAAATATTTACAGATGTTCGTTCTGCCAGAGATTATGTTAAACAATTCGATGGCATTCCTGGCGCACCAAAGATTTATGGCCAAACACGATTCGAATATGCTTTTATTGCTGATCAGCATAGAGGCATGGTTGATTATGAGTTTGATAAAATTTCTATTGCCATCATCGATATCGAGGTTGGTTCTGAGAATGGCTTTCCTGACCCATATGAAGCCAATGAACCCATCACAGCGATTGCCGTTAAGTATCTGAACGGACCAATTTATGTGTTTGGCTGTGGTGATTACGAAACGCAAGGCAAAGAAGTATATGTAAAATGTAAAGATGAATATTCTTTATGTAAACAATTCATGGCTTTGTGGACAAAGAAATGTCCTGACATTCTGACTGGTTGGAATACTAAGTTCTTTGACGAGCCATATATCATCAATCGTTTCCGTAAAATTCTTGGTGAAGATGAGACGAAGAAGTTATCACCATGGAATTATATTGGCGAAAGAAAAACAGTCATCAATGGCAAACCAATGATTGCCTACAATCTGATGGGTGTTGAATCTCTTGATTATATCGAACTATACAAATGGTATGCTCCTGGCGGAAAGTCACAAGAGTCCTATCGTCTTGATGCCATTGCTCAAGTTGAACTTGGTGAAGGTAAAATCTCTTATGATGAATACGATAATCTACATGCACTATATCGTTTGAACTATCAAAAGTTTATTGAGTATAACATCAAAGACGTTGAACTGATTGTCAAACTAGAAGATAAGCTGAAACTGCTTGAACTGGCAGTAACTCTTGGTTATGATACTAAGACAAACTTTGAAGATGTATTTGCACAAACTCGTATGTGGGATTCATTGACTTATGCTTACTTGTTTGAAAAGAATATCATTGTACCACCACGAATCACTAAAGAAAAATCTGAAGCATTTGAAGGTGCTTATGTTAAAGAAGTTCAAGTAGGATTACATGATTATATCGCCAGCTTTGACCTAAATTCACTTTACCCTCACCTTATGATGCAATTCAATATAAGTCCTGAAACATTGATTGAACCAGAAAACTATACAGATGAAA